GGGGATTCCTGCCACAACCTTTTCAAATACTGACTGTTGGACTTGCGGAGTAGTTGCGGGCGCTCGTTTCAAAGTTGTCAACATGCCGGTATAAGCGGCAGATGATGAATTTGAAAAATACACTTCGTTGGCATTATCGTTGGCATTATCGCCGGTGCTTTTGGTTGCAAAAGCACGAGCCAATTCCTGATTCTGTTGGAGAGTCTTGCGAATCTCACGAGCGGTTTTTTGGTCAGTTTTCGCCTTGAGGATTTCGTCACACACCGACATGAATACCGGCACCTTATCCGAATTGGAAATAATGTGCTTGCGAATTTTGGCATTATCTGCCATTGTCGCTGCCATCTTTTCCTTTGTGATAAGAGGCATGAAGAAATTCATCAGAGTTTCCGACTCTGGAATAAACTTCATAGCTGCGGCAAAGTTATTCTCGTTGGTGAGAAAAGTCCGTGCCTCTGTGACCGAGTTGGATTCCATCAAGTCCATCAACTTGTCGGAAGTCGGCCCGGTATTGAGGGCATTGGACAATTTGCTGACGCCCGCTTCCTTGGGAATAACGTCTCGAATATCACCATGCAATTGGTAAACATTCAAGGCGTATTCAAGACGCCGTGGCGAAATCAAATTCTTCATATCGTCAGGCAATTCTTTCCACCAACCGATGGCAGAGTCAGCCAAACGACGACCGAATTTCTCACGAAACCATTCCGTGTTTGGAATATACGGAATATCTTGGATAATATGAAAACGATCCCTTTGGGCCGGGTCTAGTTTTTCAACGTCGTAGGTTTCATCTTCATCATCGTCGGGGTTAATTGCTGCCCAAACGATTTTGAGATTGGGGAATTTCTCGCCGTTGATGCTTTTGAATTGGAGCAATTCCATGACGGCATTCCGAACCTTTTTCGGACTGCGGTTGAATTCATCAAAGAAAAGGGCTTCCACTTCGCCGGTTGCATTCCAGCGGGGGCGAACCAATTCAAGATAGTTCAGGTGTTGACGACCTTGAACATAATCGACAATTTTTTGAGCATGGCCATTTGCCATGTGCCAATTTTTCTCAACCCATTCCAAGGCCAGATCGTGGCTAATGAGATTCAACTCACGAATTACTTCAAATGAGTCTGAACCGAATTTACCTTCGGACTTTTCTTTGGGAACACCGATAAAGTCAACCCAAGGGTCCATTGTGGACGCTGAGAAATACCGCCAATTTAGTCCATTGGCATCGTATGCCTCTTTGACCATAGCGGTCTTGCCAACGCCGTGTTTGCCGATAAACAAGACGTTCAAATCATTCTTGATCCAAAAGTTGAGTTTGTTTTGGATATTGACGTTGGCCATTTTAAATTACTCCGAGTGATGCTTGATCGTTTGTGGGGATTTTACCACAGTTTTGGCAATGAGTAAAGTCTTATATTGCCCGCATATTACTTACCGACATATTCAATACGGTAAGTCGGGTTGCAGTATCACATGGGATCAAAAAAAATGCCCGGTGATTTTATTCACCGGGCATTCCGGCCATTCCCCCCGTTATTTCTTGGGAGGCAATTCCCATCCCGGCAACCACTGGAAAATATCTTCGTCTCGCTCGTAGAGTTTTTCGATCTTCTTGTCGAGCATGAGAGCGTTGATTGCACCCAAGGTCTTTTTGTAGGCGATGCCCTGACCGTTGATGCGTTGCGCCCGTTGTCGCTGCAAGGCCACAAAAAGTGCCCGTGCCGGATCGCCATCATCCGAGAATTTGATTTCTCGAAGACGTTCAACGAATGGTTCGATCTTTTCGGGACCATACCACAAATATGCCTTGGCGATTACCGCCTGCACTTCGGCACGACCTTGCGGCAAGTGAGTATGAATCCAGTCGATAACGTGTTCCCATTTGTGGGCAAACGCTGCGACTTCCGATTCGGTGTATCGAACCTGTTTGCTGCCCAATCCTTTCATCAAAGATCGGCAGAAACCAGCAATTCGATTGCTTGCCAATTTCGAGTCAACGATCAACTTGAGACGGTCGCTCAACGGGCGAACCCGCCCGGAGTCAATCACGAATCGTGCTGTGGTCAACACGTTAAAGGTAAAGTAAAGCGGAATCTCAATATTTCCGCCATCATCCCAAATTTCTTTAATGGCCGTCAATCGGTGACGCCCATTATAAACACGGTTTTGATAATCGACACCGATTGCCTCATCGGTTGGAATCCATGAACCGTTGAGCATGTCTCGCTTGTACTTCTCAACAGTGATTCGGTCAATGCGTCGATTGCCCTCATCCTCTTGCCAGATGTTTACGAGACAGGCTTTTGCCATCGGCCCCGTCATCATGACGTATTCACTGTACTGACTTTGTTGCCTTGGAAAAGCGAACCACGGCTCTTCCTTTCCATTGCAAGCAAAGAGATAGAATTCCTGATTCTGCTTGGCAATCGTGCAGATTTCTTTGTGACGACGAGATTCTTCGCTTACAATCTCTTCTGTGATCTTGCCAACGGGACTTGTGGGGGCTGGTTGGACCGGAGCGGGCTGTGCGGTGCCCGGCAGAGGCTTGTCAGGAGTGACAACTTGTACTTGCGGTTTATCTTTGTCTTGCAGGAAGCGATGCTTCTGCAACACCATATCCGCAACACTGGTGCGGCCTGTGCCGCCGAAAAGGGGTTGATTCACAGAGCCTAAACCTCCTGCTAAAGTGGATTTGCGCAAATCTGATTCTTGACGGTTCTGGTCCTGCCTTTCCCTTTGACGGCGGATTCTCCGTTTTGATCCCATTGGATACCTCGTTAAGCTGAAAAAGTGGAACTGGCTGTCAACTCTCAGATTCTACCACAGAATTTCGACTTGTAAAGTTGTGGGAATCCCACAAACAAAAAAGGCGTAAGACCTAGCTATTTAAGGTCTTACGCCTCCAAAACAATCCAGTTTTGAACTCATGAAGCGAATCAGTTTTTGTCGTCAATCTTTTTGTAACTTTCAAAATCGAACATCAAAGTATGTGTTACGACCTTGCCACCTTCCGAGTAATCGTAATGAACCGCATGATCGGTGATCTTGACGTTGTTCAATTTTTGGGTGTACAATTTTCGGCCACCCGCATCTAAAGTTGTGAGAGTCCAATTGTCTTTAGTGGATTCTCGAATAATTTGCTCGATCCAATCAAAAGTTTTGGCATCGACGATTTCGTATACATTGGCTTTTACTGTCTTTTTGAAAAAGTTAATTTCGACATCTTTTATAAGCCATTCTAGTTCTTTGTATACTTCAGAATAGACTTTAAATCTAAAAGAAAAAGGTAGTTTTTCTGCATTTAAATATGGGTTATTTTTCCCAGACATATCAATTTTATTCATTTATCTCCTGTTTATTGTTTAATCAAATATTTGTAATTGGTTCTTTTCTGATACAAATACATTCTCTCCAAACGTCAATTCAAACCATACATTATAAATTCCGCATTCAAATTCGTTCGTGTCAATAAAATAATAAGCGTACTGTTTTTCCCGATAATCCACGAGGGCACGATCTACTAACAGGCGTAAATCTTGCTCCGCAGGGACACACTCCCCACAGGCAATTTCTATAGATACCCGTAAATCTGAGACTATGGCGAGATTTTCGTAGTAGGGTAGTATATCGGCCCCTCGTGGAACATTCGGATTTATTTGTACGATTAAATATCTTTTCGTTCCAATTCTTATTTTGTTTGGTCTAAAGTTAAAGCTGAAGTCATAAACAGGAGGTACAGGCGATGTGAACCATAGGTCTGGATAAACAACAAAGTTGTTTGTCACACATGCAGTCTGACATTCCCCATCTTCAAAAACAACATACCACGCATCAACATATTTTCCTATTGTGTAAAGAGGATCGGCAATAGGAATTTCCAGAAGATATTGTCCAGTTTCCTCTTGTACTACATCATCGGCTGAGATGGTTTGGACTAATCTTCGTCCATCTGGATTTGATGAACTTGCTTCATTAGGATCAAGAAAATAAATTTCAACCTTTTCAATAGATTGCACATCTCTGCGATTGTTGGAATTATAAGTCAACAATCGCAGACGAACGGTGTCGCCGCAAACGGGATTTTGCATTCTTTCTTTAGTCGCCACTTATTATCTCCTTCTCGATGCAGCCTGAGCTTTTCTTCTCTGGGATTCCATTGCTTCGTTTTCTTGTTCTTTTTGTTGAACAAATCTATCAATCATCCATTTTCTGGTATTGATAGGCATACACATACTACTCGGCAAACCTTGATGTAAATGATACATAAAGAAAAATTGCTCTTCTAGCAAATTTTTACCCAATGTTAGGCTTGGGTGTTCTCGCCCCTCTTCTTCCGGGGGAAGAAAAAATTTGCTTCAAGCGGCAAGTCCATTTCAAATTCTTGCAAACAACTTGGGCAAAAAATTTCTACATTTGTGTCAACACCAAATGGTGGTTCGTTAATCGAATTACGAATATGAGCCACATCGTTAATTGGTAAATTCTTCAAGAGAATCTGAAGCTCATTCTTTTCGGTAATTCCATCAATGTCTTCTAACAACATTGAAGTACGATGCGTCAATGTATCATCGGCAGCAGAATCACCAAATGCCTTAATTCTACGATCACGATACTCTGTAATTTCTTGTTCATCACGACCTGTTGAAAGTCGATAATGGAAATTCAAGCCAGTTGTTGGCAAAGTATCTTCAAGAAGCGGGCCGAATTCATCTGGGCAAAGGTCAATATAAAGACTTGCCAAGTCAATGTCTGCCGAGAACTTCTTTTCGCATTCAGGACATTTTACTTCAACATCGTAGTGATTTGAATAGGAAATACCACGAAGATAAATCAAAATGTAAGTTCTGTCTGCGGTCAATAGATTTTCAGGCTGGAAGTCTTCTTTGATACAACGCTTGAAAATCATGTTGATGGCTTGGCCCTTACGAACAAATCGTGGCGTAGCCAAAATCTGTTCTTCTTCGCCCGTCATCTGACGAATGCTAATGATGCCATCACTAGGACCATTTACACCATCATAAAACTTCCCCTTAGATGGAAGTTGAATTTCTTCATATGTTGCAGTTGAACTCTTCAACTGCTGCAACAATTCCTTTAAGTGTCCAGACTGTTGATCGTGTCTTACAACTTCTGGTCCTTGCTTTTCTTCATTCTGGAATCGCTTGCCCTTACCGCTTGGACGATCTTTAAGAGAACCAAAAGGTTTTGGGGCAGTAACTACTTGCTCTGACAAAGGCACATTAGGATCAGCCGACTTTGCCATCTTTAATGCTTGTAAAAATTCTTTGGGTACATTTCCCTTGACTTCTACGCCCTCGGCAGCACTTTGCTTTGACTCACGTTCATCGGCATCAAGAGCCTTGCGTACTGCTTCGACATCTTGTAGCGATTCTTCGCCGTCATTTACTTTTCTTGGACGAAATACATCATCAGCCATATTTTTCTCCTTGTCACTACTCTTTTAAAATGAGCATCTATTTCATCATAGTATGCCGTAAATAATTTTGGATTTTATCATGATACTTAATTTACAAAATTTAGAGGAATTAGTCTTTTTCGATAAAAAGATTTGGTCCCTATTTCCCGAATTCAGGTATCTATTTGAACAATGGGGACTCAGTAAAAGAGTACCCGGTATGCAAAATTTAGGCAAACGCAGCCTAATTGATTTTTTGAACTCCTTGGAAAAGGAGCATCTGGACAAACTAGAAGAGTATTTTCAAGATATAATTTTACTAGATAAAATTGATTATCATACAATTCAAAATTATAATGGGGATGTAGAAAACATCCAGTCAGATTTATGTAAATTTGAAGGGTTTTTCGATTTTGTGGCTTATCGTAAAGGCAAACAATTGAATTTGACCTTTCTTAAATGAGGATTAAAAATGAATACGTTAACATTCTTGATGTTTATTTTGACAACTATTGGCTTGGCTCACATTATTGTGGATGGCTCTATTTTTGAATCAGTTCGCAAATTGGTTAAAGATTGGTCTGCAAAAGCAAAAGAATCTTCTCGAAATTTGAAACTAGCTTTAACAGGCATAGGTGTAGCTGCTTTCATTTTATGTACGATGAGATTTGGTTTTGAAGGCTTGCCTTTATTTGGGTTGTTAATGCTTGTTCTCGTGCTGTGGGCTGATTTTGGTTCTGTTGTAGATTGTTACCTTTGTTCTGGTACATGGGCTGGTTTTTTAATGGGATATATTTGGTTGACCCACGATCCTTTACAAATCTTTGCTTGTGGTTGTGCCGGTGGATTTATTGCCAACCTTGCCGCAATGATTTTAAATTGGATTGAAGCATCGACAATAGTGAACTTACCAGATGACAATAAAGAGGAATAATGGCTTTAAAGCACTATCAATTATTTTGTGAGTTTTGTAGTTACAAAAGGATTACCGATGGCACCGATGTTCATGATTTAGTGCCCGTTAAAACTTCTTCTATTCAACAAACATTACCATATATTGATCCGCTTACAAAGAAGACTGTTCCTCCCGTATTTAAAGCACAAAGATTGAAGTTTAAATGCCCTCAGTGCGGTAGGGTTATAATGGCCAAACAAATAACATTCGTTGAGGATATGGTTGATGAAACTGATAACGCTGCTGGACGTGAAACAGGCTCTGAGGGATTCTCGTTTCCGTGATTCACTTCCAAAATCACTGACTGAAGATATACAGAAATATTTAAATAATCCTAGTTGTGCTTGCAACACCCCTGTTTATCGCAAAATACTCAAAGAGTGTAGTGAGCAATTAAAGGCTTATTTCCCAAATCGCCCTCTTTCAAATGTCGAAGAGGAAATCAAAAAGTTGGCCGAAAATAATTGGACTGTTTTAAATTGTCATGTAGACGAATTAGAAGAGAAACTTAGAAAGCTCCCTAAAGGACGCAAGCAAATAGCAATCACTAGGTACGAAGATGAAGTTACAGTGATTATCAACGAGCTTGAAGTTTTGTACTAAATTTATTTGTTTTAGCCACTAATTGTTTACATGACTCCATCATCTTATTGGGATAATCTTTGTATTTGGTGATGTCGAAAGGCCATTCATCAGAATTCAATCTTCTCGAACCAAGCACTTTGGCGTTTTCATAAAAGCATTCTGCTTTATCGTATTCATTTGTTTCATAGTAAATATCACCTAACAAGCACCAAAACTCAGCCATAAGTGGTCGATTAGATAAACAATACAAAAGTAATTCAAGAGCTTTGTAGTATTCTTTAAATACATAACAATAAACTGTAGCCATGTAATATCTGGTCATTATTGATGCCATTGTAATTTTCTTTTCTTGAAACAAAAAGTAATTACCAACATCAATAAATTCTTTCCATTTATTTTGCGTCAAAAGAATGCAAGCACTGTAATAATACGGTTCTAAAGCTACAGGATTTCTTTTCTTCCACTCGTCTAGCAAAAATAGCTTGTTATCTGACGTATCTGGTTCAGTTGATTTTATGTAAATGCTTGTAGGCAAAGCAGTTCCGACTATAGATTCAAATACTGGATTCGAGAATTTAGCTTGTTTGCCCGGCCAAATTCTGATGGGTTTTGTAATTAAAGTATTTTGTATCAAGTTACAGCGATAGAGGGAATTGCCTTGTAGGTTATTTAAATCTTCTTTTCCTCGAATAATGATTTCCCAAGGTTCTAGTTGCAAGTTCCATTCTGTTTCTGAGATTTCAACTAATTTATTTCTTATATCACTTCGATTATTTCTAAAATCCATCTTGATTACTTCGCCGTATTTTTTGCATATAGATGAGGTTTTATCTTTGCATCCAATATCAGCAAATAGTAATTTAGCATTTAGTTCTTCAATAGACTCAAGAGTTTGGTGTATTGTCGATTCGTTGTTCTGAATTATCATTTGAATTGTTATCATCGAATCTTACCTTTGCTAAATGTTCAAAAGCCTCTGCTTCATTTTTCATTCCTTTACTTTCATAATAGTGTTGCAAGTCTTTATAGAATTTTGGAGCAAAGGGTTTGTCTATCATGTCGGTCAATAATTTAAATAGTTTTAGCAATTTCGCACCTATGAGAAATAGTTTTACAACGCAAAAGCCTTGGGAGGGTTCTTGTGCCAATAAACCTTGGTCACATAAAGTAACCGCTGTTATTCCTTGTATGGACACATTTGAGCCGCTAGAAATTTGTATAAAGCTATTACAGCTTCAAACGGAAGTTCCATTTATCACTATAGTCGATACCGGCAGTTCATCAGACATCTATTCTAAAATAGAATCTTTGCGTTCAGAAAATGTGGAAGTTCATTGTTTACGATTAAATGGAGTTTTACATCCTTCTGATTTTCCTGCGATGGCAATGGATTTAGCTTTTTCACTTTGTAGAACTCCCTTTCTTTTTGCTACTCATGCAGACGTTTTTCTTAAAAGAAAGGACTTTTTGGCTGATTTAATTGAGTTTTGTGAAAATAAATCGCCCGTAGTTGGCTATGAAATTAGTCCTCGAATGCATGAAGATTGGCATGGTATGGTTTCTCATACTGCAACCATGTATCACATGCCTACGATGGATAAAATTGGATTTGGGTGGAGTTTAAGACGACTTTGTAACACATTTGGAATTGTTGATTCACGACCTGATCCCAAGCGTCCATGTTGGCCTGATACCGAGTTATTGGGCAACTATTTACTTAGACGAAACAAAATAGAGCCTTATTTGGTAGGGACAGAGGAAAACTTCAAAAGAACAAATGATGACAATATAGACCATTTTAGAAGTTATACTTCAGGAAAATTGTATAGTAATAGCTATTTTAAGATGGCTAGTGAATGGTATGAAGATGCAAGGATAAACGCTCTCGAAAGAATGTGTGAATGGGTGAAAGAATGAAAGTAAAATATAGACTAGGCGCAGTAGATAGATACCCAAGTTCTTTAAATATGTCCTCTCAAGAGGATAAGGAGAGGAATGGCCACAGAATACTTGAACAACAAAAAATTCGAGAGCCTTATAAAAAGGTTTTTGATTTGCAAGAAGGATAGAGCAAAGTATTTACTTTTGATTGAAGATATACGTCAAACAGAGGAAAGAACGTCAAACAGAAAGAAATACAAGAAGCCCGATAATTGGGAAGAAATTGAAAAGACTTTTGATACCATCATTGCTGAATTTGAAGAGCTACAAAAAGAATTAACTATAGCTTTTTATCTTTTATCTGAAAATATCGTCAGATACCGCAAGTTCAATTTAATTGATCCAGATGATGCTATTCAGGAGGGGGTTGTAATATGCTTTGAAAAGGTGGATCGTTTCGATCCAGATAAAGGCAAAGCGTTTAATTATATGACAACCTGTATTATCAACCACTTTAGACAACTTTATAGAACTGCTAGGAACTATAACGAACTTAAAAAGAAATATCATGATTACTTGTCGGTTAAAATAAGTCAACCGATTCCGCCAATGAAACCGAATAAGAGTTTCTATAAAAGACAGGACATCAATACACAATATTGACATTCTTGTTTGTATTACATATAATTCAATGTGGCTAATAGTGGGTAAATTCGCTATTAGCCATTTTTTTACTAGGAATATCAAAAATATGAGTGCCGATCTTGAACTAATAGAGAAACAAGAACTAATTCAAAAGTTAATTGACCGTGGATATGGCCCATTGATAGATGCTCTTTTAAGTAACGAACGAGAAGTTTATACAAAAAAAGGCAGACTCAATAAAAGTGGAGCCTGCCGAGTATTGGGTTGGAAACCAAAAGAGTTGGATGAAGCCCTAGCTCAATGTCGTGAAATACTTAAAAGAGATATATTTATGGAAGAGGAAGAAGAGGAAGAAGAAGAAGTTATGCGGTAACAACATACGCTCTATCGTATCTCAAAGTTATTTCGAGTGTTACCAAATCACTAGATGCCATATCTAAATCTCCAAATTCAACCGCTTGAGGCCAAATGGATTCAAAAACCCATTGCTCAATGACGGACCCGCAACCGTCGTAAAGTTCTAGCTTGGCTGTATTCTTCTTGAACCCATCGCAAGATGGAACCCATTGTGCATCTTGTTGAGGATCATAAAGTTCCTTTATCCATTCAAAGACTGGATGCTGACTTGATCCCGGCTTCTTGATGTCATATAAACTTAAAGTAATTGGTTTCCATTCTGGCTTTGCTGGAAAGTATACTGTTTCATTCAAGTGCTGAGCTTCCATTTCTTTGAAGCTAATGCTTGGTCTAGCACTTCTTGAAGGCGGAAGGGTATTTACTCCCTCGGCAGATACGTCAGGGATAATAAACAACCAACGGTGTTTTCTTTTGAAACATGCATCGGGACTTTCCAAACCAAAGTCAAATCCCATTCTTCTGCCATTACAAGCCATATCTCTCCTTGTTGATATAAAAAAAGCCCCACACTATAAAAGTATGAGGCTCTCTTATTTTGAAACTCAAATTCAACTTTAGCAGCCTTGGCAGCAAGCTGTGATTTGACCACCGCAGAATAGTTCCAACTTAACCTCGGAGTACCGAAGAGTTAGTTCAATTGTCACTTCTTCAGACGAAGAGTAATCCAATTCACCAAAGTTGATGGCTTGTGGCCAAACGTGTCTGAGTGTCCATTTTTCCATTGCAGTACCGCAACCATCATATAGTTGCAAGATACCGATACCTGCATAACCGCCGCTACCAGCCCCACTACCCTTCTTAGAAGACTGAGACAAGCAGTCTGGGTCTGTGAAGTTGTAAACTGTAGCAAGCCAGCTATAGAGGCCGCTCATGCCAGCACCGCCATTACCAATGTCGTAGTAAGTAACAGTGATGGATTCCCAAGTACCCTTGCCCGGAATAAACATTTTACCGTGCAAGAAGTTAATTTCTGTTTCCTCAATCGTCAAGTTTGGGCGAGATGCCAACTTTACGAAGTGGGGAGGTATAGCTGGACCGCATGGCGATTCGAGCGCAAAAGTCCACCTATACTTTCTTTTGAATACTAGGTTGGGATTGGACGCTAATTCGCCCAAACCCATTAGTTGTTGTGTACATGCCATAATTAGTTAATCTCCTATAGTTTATCCATATTAGAAAGTATCAGCATTTTCAGCGAAGCTGCCTGTACGGTGTACAGAGAACTCGATGAAGATGAATTCTGCTGCTCGAACTGGCTGTACACCAATTCTTGCACGGAACTCGTTGCGGTCGATAACATCTGGTGTATTTAGTTCTTCGTCAGCCTTGATGATGTAATCATAAAGACCACGACCTACTAATACTTCTCGCAAAATTTCGTCCGCAATATCTACGAATTTTGCACGGAAAATATCATCATGTGGATCGAAGATCAAGACACGGGATGCTGCTCTAATTCTCTTTTCGATGTAGAACATCAAGCGTCTTACGTTTACACGATCCAATGCTGTTGGTCGTCTCTGCAATGTCTTTTGACCCCATACCACGAAGCCTTCAAAGTCATTGAACTGAACAATTGGGTTGATGCAGTTTCTGTAACCATACATCAAGTCTCTTTCTTCAAGAGTTGGACGACTGTAAACGTCCGTGATGGCAGGAACAGTACCACGAGTCAAACCAGCAGGAGCAAACCACGGGCGTGCCAAGAAGTCGTTTCTGGCATATACAGCCATAACAGAACCGCTCGGTGGAACCCATACGTCAACCTGATTGAAGTTGTCACGAATCTTGACCCAAGGCCAGTACATAGCACCGAAGTCACTGTCGAATCTTGTTAGATTCAATGGGTGGCTACCATTTTGCCATGCAATGATTTCATTGACTGTTAATCCAAATGGAGGGTCAATGATTGCCATGCAGTCCATTCGGACGTTTTGACATAGATCAAGCAATGCTGTGACAACCGTTGTGCTTGGGTGTCCCGGTACTGCGATTAGGTCGATGTCAATTTGCTCAGGCTCACTTACAGTGTAAATACCTGTGCTTCCAAGCAAATCACCAATCAAAAGATCGTCTTGCTTGTCTGGATCAGAAGGAATACCATCCGAACCACCTACTAGAGTGTATGTTCCGTTTAGCGGACCAGCACCTTCGTCTGTGTTATCAGAAATTCTTACCCAATCCGATACCAAACTCATGTAGGTTTCTACATAAAATCTGCTGACAGGGTTCTTTGTTAGGTTACCCCATGCTTCTAACTGAACACCATTATTGAAAACTTCAATGGTGAAGTTATTATCACGAGTGTTATTTGTGATTCTTACTTGTGTCAAGTTACCGTCAACACCGGGGCTATCTGCATTTACTGTGAAAGTAATGCTTCCGTCCACGTTGTCAGAACCAGTTACACGACCAAAAGTCTCAACGGCGACATCACCAGTTACACCAATTGGGCTTGTACCAATAGCAGTGGTTGTTGGGAAGCCAAAGATTTGTTCGGCTGTGCTTGCAGGCTTAACACGAATTCGTGCGTCACGACCGTGGTGAAGACTGTCAATTCGTAAGGTCGTTCCACCAACTACGTTTGCAATCCAACCACCCGGCAAAGTACCACCGTTTTCTATTCTTTGGTTATTGATTTCCTCGGCAACTTCGTTGGCTGTCCAAGAAGCACCTTCCAAGTCTGCCAAATCAACAGTCTGTACTGCATTGTCAATTGTTACGTTGTCTGTACCATCGACTACGATTTGAAGATTTAATCCTGTCAAACCAGTAAAGTCATAAATGCCCGGTGTTTGGTAGCCGACGTTAGGATACATGGAGTTTGTACCAGTTACCGAAGCAATGGTCATACCTGTACCTAAACCAGTTGGGTTGCCGTCTACTACTGCACCACCGTAAATTGCATTTTGAACAGATACCAATTCAAGTTCCGAATCTGGACCGTAAGCCCAAATACCTCTTAACCCAAGTGTGTCTGCGGTTGTGACATAGAATTGAATACCGTCGTTCTCGAAATCAATTTGGTCATTCAAGTCGTCAACGAGTTCGTCTGTGTTGTAGGTTCCATCTAGGACAACGAGTGTCTTAACTGCGAGAACGCCATTCAACTTCCAACGGAAGAAGTGGTCGCCATCAAAAGTATAAGGACCGGCTGTGTCGGATTCGATTTCAATCAAATCACCTGCTGCTGGTACATCTACTGTTGCTGTTTCTGCTGCCTCGTCGCTAACTGGATCAACGTCCGCAACACGAACGACAAATAGCTCGTTCGCTACAAGCAAATATTGCTCGGCTGCATAAAGTAAATATGGATCACCTACATCTGGGTGTGGGTAACCGAAAATTGTATGCAACTGACGGCTGGTCGCTACGACTGTTGGTAGATTGATTGGGCCTTTACTTGCGAACCCCACCAATGCTGCCCTGTGAAACGACTGCTCAGGAGCAATAAAGCTCAAATCTTTTTCTGTAATTCTAACACTTGGGCTGATTGTATTAGAAGGCGGGAATCCCCTTAATATCGCCATAGTCTTATTCTCCCTTTCGTAACTTGTTTGGTACTTGTTTTACGGAAATCAATCCTTGTTTTTCTGCTCTATCTATATAGTCAGTTGCTCTTTCATCTTCTAAGTAATAAATATTTTTTTCCGAACCAATGCCCGGTATGTTTAATACGGTGAAAGATCGAGGGGTCTTTCTTGACCTAATAACTAGCTGAACTGGAAATCTGTTCTTATTTCTTATTTCTAACATTCTAACTCCTTAATGGATTCTTCCAGCCTCGCCAAAACCTCAGTTATTTCTTCATCTTTTAAACCATTTACAAATTCGATTCTTGTCTTGAGGACTGCCTTCTTCCTTTGTATAGGTTGAGGTATATATGTTTCTGCTGTCAGATTAAATTCATATTTTATCACTCTAATTGCTTGATCTCCGGGTTCGTATTCTCCGTTATTAGCAATCGAGTCCAGCTTTACAATAACCTCGTATGGTACGCCTGATACTCGTATGTATGCAGTTTGGCTAAATTTCGTTATGATTTGTTCTAAGATTTGATTCATATCTTCGACATACAAAGTCCAAGCTGTCAAAGTGTAGCTAATATCGACTGGAATACCTCTTGCTACACCGAAAATCGTGTCTCTATCATACTTTTCTTTTATTGTGAAACCGGGCTTACCATCTGCTCTTAAATGATTCATATAATCAAGAGCTTTATGATAAACATACCGATCTGTATTCATCTGAATTCCTGAATCAATAATAGCCATCATTGGCAAACGGATTCTGTCTACAACAAGAGTTTCATCTTGTCGTACATTATCCATAAGAATTGCGGCCACGGCTCGTTCTTGTGTGCCCCAAATAATAGGAATTGGATGGGCTTTGCCATCTTCATCAATTACGACCAAATCTCGAAATAAATCTTGCATTGCGTCATCGCAAGCTCTTTTAGATTTGGAATAACGGTAAATTGTGCTACGATCATTACCATCGTTGATAATGTGGCCCTTTTGCATTGGGTCACACAAACCAGAGGCACCTAGACCAATTTTTTTATTTGTTGTATCTTTTAACCAGTTAAGAGATTGATCGTTTACCGCTCTTTGGTTTAATGGATCACCCGGATCGCAGTTTTCTGGGGGCGGATCAAGATTGGGAACGCCTTGAAAGCCAATGTTGCATTCATTTAACCCTTTCTTGTTGTGATTGATTTCGTTGCTCATTTATTGCCCTCTGCTTAAAATAGATATGAAGGAGAACATCAAAAATGTCCGAACCTATAAGAGTAAAATATCGCACTTGGTATCAAGGAATTCCTCCTAAACCAATTAAATTGCAAATTCCCGGTTGGTCTGGCCACGACCACTCCCCAATGGAGGCTGGAAAAATACAGCCTTGGCAGTGCCCTCCTTTTGTAGAAGGCAATACTTATGGACTAGAACTTTTATATCCATTCGATACTGAATGTCATATAAAAGTAATAGATGGCAAAATTCAGTTTGAAGGAGACTTTACAGAAGAATTAAAGAAAGTAGCTCCATTTCATATTCCTTTGCCGCCATTCAAGTCATTTTCGCCCGGTTATTTCGGAATGACTTCTTGTTTGGATATTGATGTTCCAGAAGGATATATTCTTCGCCTTGAACCGCATCCTAGATATTTCACTGATGATACTGATACCGTTGCGGCTGCTTTGCCCGGTCATTTACAAACTCAATGGTGGACACGCATCTTTTTTGTTGTTTTCAAATATCCTCGTCCGGGCCAGACTTATATTTTCAGAAAAAATGAACCTTACGCTCAAGTATTAGTGTTGCCTAAGAAAGCAAGTTATGATTTGCAACCAATGACAGCAGAAGAAGTAGAGGCTAGACAAAAGCAAGATTATCAAATCGCTCAGCACGCCCAAAAGATTTCAAAAAGCGTTAGAACTAGCCACGGACATGATTTCGATCACAAATATCAAATATTAAGGACTGTTTATTCCAAAAAAGGCAAAGAAGGGGTGAGTGAGTTTTTGGATGGCTTTGAAAAGAAAAATAGTCCTAAAATACAAAACAAGTTTATAGTTAGAAAAAAGAAATATGAAGATTAAACCTTACAAATTGACGAAACGAAATATTAAGGTTAATCCGTTTATTATTTTACCAACGCCTATTCCTAAACCTAAAATTCCGTTTCGCCTTCTAACCAAAGTGCATAAGCCCAATTTTTATGATGCCCCT